TATCAATGTACTTGAACCTACAAGGGTAGGCTTTTGTTTGCAGACGGTTGGTAAACGATCTGTCGAGGTATCTGTTCAGCCCCGGCTCCCACGGCTGCCAGCCTACTCGGTTCAAAGCGTTAGCCGTTACCATCATGCCTGCTCCCGGCATATGACGTACACCGTAGTAGGCATCTCCCGTTCGCGTGTCGTAGTAGTGCAGGTCTTTCAGCCCGACCGCCTCAGAGCCGCTACGTACCTGCTCAAGTACCAACTCGATGGCGCGTATCGTCATGATGTCATCGGAGCCGACGATAAGGACGGCATCGACGCGACCGCGTAGCGTGGCAATCCCTGCGTTCCACTTGTCAGACAGCGGATCGTTGGGATGCTCGAGGTATTCCCAGCCGGATTCCTCGGCGAGGCTCCTGCTGGCATCGCCCTCGCTACCTACCGCCAAGAGGACAAAGCGAACACCCGGCAGGTCCAAGTGGGCATAATGCTCCAGTACAATACGTGCGAGTGCGTGTCGTTTCCATAGCGTTGTCAGTATGCCTATCGTCATATCTGCGTTATGATGAAGCGGACCCGGTACGGCACGCCCCAATACGTCTCGTTTGGTCGCTGGTCATCCTTGATCATGGGACCGCCGAAGTCAGGGTATACGTCCGACACCTCATAGCCCGTCACGGAATAAGCAACGTCACGGTCCGTAAGCGCCGCCAGTCCCGTCGAGGCGTTTGCCTGCGCCGTGTCGGGGTTCGTAGCCCACGAGACGCAGGTGTGCGTCACCTCGGCTCCCTCTGTGGACTTGGTGGTCAGCGGTCCGGGTATGAACGTGGCATCGCCGAACACCGTGTACGGCAGGCTGTCCGAATCGTCAGGGTCTACAAGCGCCGTTATACCAGCCGCGTTGAGCAGGCGGTACACCTCATCCTGTACGGCATTGCGTGGGTCTTTCATCGTGATGCTGCTCTGAATCCGAGTTTCTGTGCTTCATCTACCGTCATGTATCGCCCTTCTTGTGTGCTGCCATAGTGCTGGCTGCCTTCAGAATGGTATATTTTAGATCCAGTATTAACCCAGACCTTTCCTGATCCTGCTGATGTCTTGCCTTGTAGGGCGGCAATGATCCTTCGTTTGTGATCTTCCCTGTTGGCTTCGGCTGCGGGAAACATGAACGGCTGCGGACGCTGCGGTCTACCGATGCGAAACTCCCCGCTCAGTTCGTCAAAATATACCCAGCGCTTCTTGGTCGTGTGACCGCCTGCTGGATTCTGTCCAAGGTAGCCTGTGCCGTACTCGACAAAGATGGAATACTTGGCGCGGCTGACCACGGCTGTCTCGTAGTTCTTGACCGGCTCGGCAACGATCAAGCGTCGTAACTGACCTCCCTCCCCGGTGCGCTTGTTGACAGGAGCGAAGCGAATGGCATCGTTCCTGACCTTCTGCTTCGTCGTGTTCAACTCGTGTATAACCCGCTGCTGAACTTGCTTCGAATACCTGTCGATGTCCGAGAGCGCCTTCTTCATGCCCTTGACTTCCACCTTAATCATAACCTGATCTCCGTCATGATGTCATACCACTTATTTCGAAAGTCTCTGTTTAGCACTTGTCGAATCTCATGGTTAATTCCATCTATAACCAACTCGTGCTCTGGCAACAATTCGGTATTAGACTCTCCGAGATCGGATCGGTAGCGCATAGTAATTTTGTGAGATGCAATAAGCCCGTCCTGTTCAGCAATGCGTTGCTCGTATCCATTCATAGGTTCGACAGACCCATATACCGTCTCTATGGTTTGCCATCCGTTATCTGTCTTTACCCCATTAACTCTGGTAATAGAGCGACCCCTGATGGTTATGCGCTTGTCCATCTTGCCGATCATGTGACAACCTCCTCAACCCGAACAACGGTAAACTCATCATGCGGGTATAGTTGCTGCACGTCACGAATGTCGAACAACTTGTTTCCAAACTTTAAGCGGTAACGCCCAAGAATATCGGAGGCAGCATCAACAAACTCAAAGTTCTCACCAGTTAGAAATTGAAAGACAGAGCCATCTAAAAACTCGAATACGTCACCGACATTTGGTCGATAACGCATGGTGATTCTATGCTGGTTTACGGCTTCCTTCTGCGAGCCATAGATTCTTTCAGATCCACGCAGCGGCTCAATCCTTGCATATATCGTCTCAAGGGTTCGCCAATCATCGGACTTGACACCTTGAACGCGAGCAGGATAGTTTTTTTGTACTTGTATCCTATGCCGGAGCGATCCGATCATTAGTAACCGATTGTTCTGTGGTGTCCGATCTCGTTCAGGATTCTGAACTCTCGTTCTTCTACGTTGTCTCGCTCTTCGTCGCCACGGCGCTCGTACCAAAGCGCAAGCAGACGGAAGATCACCATCAGGATGTCAGCAGGAATATCGGTAGATGCGTCGCCATATCCGGCAACGTATACCAACGTGCCAGCGCGGTCCATGCGGTTAACTTCCCAGCCATCGTTGCGGTGTTTCAGGTATGATGCTTCGACGAGTTGCCAGTTCTCGGCTGCCTCGGTGTAGGATGTCTCAACGCCTGCGCTGTCCTCCTCGTAGATCGTCAGCGACGTAACGGACTGCACCGGCGGTCGTGGTATCTCAATCCTGTCCCTCATATCGTCGCCGTTCATCTCCCACGAATAGGTGCGGGTGATGAGCGAGCGCCGCAGATATTCCTCGACGCGAGTACGTGCCGCCTTAATCAGTATCGCCAAGATAGCGTTCTGGCTGTCATCGGATGAGTCGATGCGTAGATACTCTTTTGCCTCTGCCGTGGTGACTGGCTCAACAGCAGGCGCGGACGTAGTTGTCAGGGACATAACTGCTCTGTTTAAAATGTTGGGACCGGGGCGGGAATCGAACCCGCTCTACCCCAGAGAGAAAAGGTGTGCGCCTTTACACTACCCGGTCCTCCACCTATTAGGTGTTCGATACGCGACCGTAAACGATAGCCTCGCTCTGGAGGATCTCGTAGTCGACGCGGTACGAGTAGAACAGGTTAACCTGTCCAGAGGCAGCGTCTCCGTAAGGATCGCGCAGCACCTTCATGCTGTTGCCCATGTAGTAGCCCATCTGCGACCAGTCGCCGAAGAAGATCGGCTTGTTGTCGCCCGTTCCGTCAGCGTCAACCTTCGCCGAGAACATGACCGGGTATCCCAGCAGGCTCGGACGGTTAGCGTACTGACCGAACGTGGAGCGGATGCCCTGCTCGGCGTAGAGGCGGTCGGTACCCGTCAGGGCAGCGATGTCACCATACGTGGAGCCACGGGTCAGCCAAGCGATGTTCGGGCTGTCGAGGTAGAACTGAACCGTATCGTTGAAAGCGATCTTCTCGATCTCGCCAGCGGCAATACCGGCGGCGGTCGTAGCAAGTGCTTCGGTACCAGAGGCTGCTGCCTCGGCAACGATCAGGCTGTTGTTCGTTTTCGCCATGCCGCGACCAACGAAGTTCTCGATGAAAGCGAGCAGGTTGCTGGTCTCATCTTCCAGCAGTTCTTCGCTCAACTGTACTTTCTTCGTGTACTTTACGAGCGTGAACGCCTGCTGACCGATTGCCGGAGCATCGCGGTCGTAGGAGCCTGCCTCGTTGGTGCTGACAAACCCGCCGTCGGATTCGTTGTCGAACGGCACGTTGACCGTCGTTCCAACACCGGGGATGCGGGTCAGACCCAGCAGGTCCGTTAGGTCGGCTTCGGACTTCTTGGCGAAGATGCCTTCGAAGTGTCCCGTCGGGACGAGGTTGCCACCATCGGCAGCCGTTCCAACGTTCATGTCCGTGTCGTTGGATGCTTTGATCTCAACTTCACGACCGTCTACCTCGTAGCCTTTAGCGCCGCGCAGACCGCCAGCATCGCCTTCGCGTACCCATGCGGCATAGGCTTTGGCTTCGCTGTCGCCTGTGCTTTTGATAAACGCAGGAGCGGACTTGGCTTCTTCTGGTACCTCGACGATGGCGGGAGCGGCTTTGGCTTCCTCCATTGCGTTGAGGCGTTCGTTCTGAGCAGCGATCATTGCTTCGATGCTTTTCAGAACGTCGTTGTTCTGTTCAGACATTGTAGTGTCCTCTTGTTCTGTGAGTGGAGTTTCGCCCAATACGGGCTGTTCGTCTATTGCTTCCGATTTGGCTTCTGCCGCAGTTGGCGCAGGGTGATCATGCCCCGCCTCTGCCGTATCTGCCTCTGGCTCCACTACATCAGATGCAATCTCCTTTGTCGGGGCAATCGCCTCGACATATTCTTTAATGGACATGACGTGGTTGCGCGGCTCGGCTGGGTTGAGAACCAGCGACGCCTCGCCGAGGTGCCATGCCGTGATTTCCTGCGCTCCGTTTTCTGCCGCCTTGCGGCTCACGAGGTGTCCAACGGCGCCCGACGAGTAGCCGAGTTTTCCCATCTCGACCAGTTCCATGACCATGCGCTCGTACTCGTCGCGCTTCTCCAGTTGCGCCTCAAACCATAGACCGCCCTCGTCGCTCCTGATCTCGCCTACGCCGATCTGCCTGTTCTTTAGGGTGTCATCGTAGCCATGCTGATAAAAAACGGGAAGCGTTGACTGGATGCCGTAGTCGGTGGACTTCGTGAAGAAGTCGCCGTACAAGTCGGGGTCAGTCGGTCCGCTAAACCTCACCAAGTAGCCGCCGATTCGACCGTCACCCAAAGCCTTAACTTCGCCCCCGTATGCGACGAGCAGTTCGTTGTCATTCATTGTGTCTGCTGATTTGTTTAGTGGCTTGCGCGGATCATGCGCCCAGTTCTTCAGGCTGATGTCGCGCTTGCTGGGACAGCCCTCTCGTGCGGGTTCGCCCTGCTCGCCGTTTCTCATACGTTCGATGAAGGAGATGGCTCGGTTGGCATTGTCGATGTGCTTCTGTGTCCAATCGCCTTTCTTGGTCTCCAAGAGGTCAAGGTTGCGAGCGATTACCGCCGCCGGGTCCACCGACGCGAGGCGGCTGCACTCGGTCTCGGACCATGCACGAAGGTCAGACGCGCTCATATTGGCGAGCCTGTTCCACTTGCTATATACCTCGTCGAGTTCTTCCATGCCCGTTATACAACCACTTTGAAGGTCAGTTCGCTATTACCGCAAGGAGGGCGAACACAACGCAAGCGAACGTCGCCACCGTTAGGTCTCGCTCGTTCATTTCTTGTCTACCCAGCCGCCGCCCTTGAACACCGTTCCGCTGCCGCCTGTGATGACAATGTAACACTTTTGTCCCGTCGTTGGACACTTGG